TGGTAAGGGATGTCCTATTCACATTAGAGGTGCGATATTATATAATCACTGGACAAAGAAAAAAGAGATAGATCATAAGTATGCCACCATACAGAATGGTGAGAAAATTAAATTCTGTTATCTTAAGACACCAAATTGGATGCACGAGAATGTTATATCTTTTATTCAAGACTTCCCTACAGAACTTGACCTAGATAAACATGTGGACTATGATTTACAGTTCAGTAAATCTTTTTTAGATCCAATTAAAGTTATCCTAGATTGCATAGGTTGGGAGACCGAACGCAAGAATACACTTGAATCCTTCTTCTCATGACACGTTACATAGTATGCTGGACAGATGATGGCATCTTCTCTGATACTCAAATGAAAGTCTTCAATGGCAGAGATCCTGCCAACTGGTTTGCAAAAAGTATGGAAACACAGTATAATGATGTTAAAGTATACTTAGCAAGAAAAGGAGAGTTTGATGACTAAGAAGAGAATCCTTACTCTAGTCACAGGCGGTTTTGATCCTCTTCATAGTGGCCACATTGCTTACTTCGAGCAAGCAAAAGATCTTACCAATTACTTGGTAGTTGGATTGAATACAGAAGAATGGTTGACTAATAAGAAGGGTCAATACTTTATGTCATGGAAAGAACGTGCAGAGATTATTAGACATCTTGACGTTGTAGATGCCGTGATCACCGTAGAAGATGATGAGTATGGTTCCGCTTGTAGTGCAATTGAAAGATGTTTGGAGATTGCACAAACTGTAGTCTTTGCCAATGGTGGAGATAGAGGATCAGATAACACACCAGAAATGGATAGGTTTGGTAATGATCCCAGAGTCGAGATGGAGTTTGGTGTAGGCGGTACAGACAAAAAGAATAGTAGTTCATGGTTATTACATAACTACTTTGAAAGACAAAGAAAGATTGTAGGTATATAATGTATCATAACAATTTTTTTACTCAGGAACAATGGGAATGTATTAGAGTTTGTGTGGCAAATGCACCGATACCCTATGACATTACTCTTAAGAAAATACCTGTTGAGATCCTAGAGAAGATAGGACAACCCCAACGTGTAGAACATCAAGGGGAAATAATATTAGACTATGATTTGGAGCAGTATCAATGAACAACATTGGATTAGAAGTAGTATTCTGGACTATACTAGGAGTATATGTTTTAGCTAAGTTGGGAGTGTTCAAGAAATGAATTGTTGGCACTGTAACACCGAACTGATATGGGGAGGTGACAATGAATGTGAGTATGCAGAGGAGTATAGTTTCGTAACTAATCTTCACTGCCCTAAGTGTGAATCTTACGTTGAGGTTTATTATCCAAAAAGAGATGAGTGAAGTATCTTGGGAAGCGTTTCAATTACCTAACCTTCCGATATATAAAACTGAACTTAGTGAAGATTGGATGTCTTATCTCTGGTCTTGTATAAAACAAGCAGAGAAAGATAATGTCAATAACAGTAACGATTATAGTTACAGACTTGCTGGTAATATAACTGGCAGTTTGGGATTGAAAGACCCTAATGACAAATTCAGAGATGAAGTTGTAGGTCCTCTGACACAACAGTTGATAGATGAAGATCCAAAACATTACTGTCCTCCCATAGATCTTGACCCAAATTTAGATCTAAAACTTGCAACAAAATTCAGAATGAATTGGTGGGTAAACTATCAATATCAAACTGAGTTCAACCCAGAACACGGCCACTCTGGTATCACATCATTTGTGATCTGGATGAAGATCCCAACAGATTATGAAGAACAACATAATCTGCCATTTCATTCAAAGGCCGCATCAGACTTTCAGTTTACCTATACTGATGTTCTAGGAAACACTATTGAGTTTCCTGTCTTTATGAGTTCAGAAATGGAAGGTGCTATGATGTTATTCCCATCCGACTTACATCATCAAGTATATCCATTCTATAACACAGATGAACCAAGAATATCAATCGCTGGTAATTTATTGTGGTCTGTGGTAGAATTATAACAGAAGTAAATCATTATGGATTTTTTAAAAGAAATAGTAAAGGAGATCGGAGATGAGTACACCCAGCTCGCCTCAGAAACAGAACAGATTGAAAGATTTGTTGACACAGGTTCGTATATTTTCAACGGCCTTGTATCAGGCAGTATATTTGGCGGTGTATCTAGGAACAAGATTACTGCTATTGCTGGTGAGAGCTCTACTGGAAAGACTTTTTTCTCCCTCGCAGTGGTTAAGAACTTCCTTGATACTAATCCTGATGGGTATTGCCTATATTTTGATACAGAAGCCGCCGTTAATCGTGGACTACTGGAATCGAGAGGTATCGATCTTGAAAGACTTGTCGTTGTTAATGTGGTAACAATTGAAGAGTTTAGAACAAAAGCACTGAAAGCAGTAGATATATACCTTAAGTCAGAAGAATCATCTCGCAAACCATGTATGTTTGTGTTAGACTCTCTTGGTATGCTTTCTACTGAGAAAGAGATTCGTGATGCACTCGATGATAAACAAGTAAGAGATATGACTAAATCTCAACTTGTCAAAGGTGCATTTAGAATGTTGACTCTAAAACTTGGCCAGGCAGAGATCCCTCTAATAGTTACAAACCACACTTATGATGTCATCGGTTCTTACGTCCCTACAAAAGAGATGGGTGGAGGTAGCGGTCTCAAGTACGCAGCAAGTACAATCATCTATCTCAGCAAAGCTAAAGAGAAGGAAGGAACGGAAGTCGTTGGAAATATTATCAAAGCAAAGACTGCTAAGTCGCGTCTAAGTAAAGAGAACAAAACAGTTAAGATCAGACTATACTATGATGAACGTGGGTTGGATAGATACTATGGACTACTCGAATTAGGAGAACTTGGTGGACTCTGGAAAAACGTCGCAGGCAGATACGAAATCGACGGCAAAAAAGTCTACGCCAAGAAAATACTGGCTGCCCCCGAAGAATATTTTACCGACGAGGTTATGGCAAAACTGGAGGAGATTGCAAGGGAGACCTTTAGCTATGGATAAGTTCATCAGAACCTATGACGGTTTTGATGAAAAAACTTGTAAGTCAATTATAGAAATATTTGAAAACTCTGATGATAAAGACAGGGTTGATAATTGTGGAGTTCCTAATTTTACTCAGGTAAATCTAGGTGCCTCTGGAAAGTATGATAAGTTCATGCAGTTGTTGTGTTACAAGACAGTAGAAGTATTGAAAAAATATAAGAAAGATTTACCAGAGTATATTGAGTGGTTTCCTGATAAGTTTTATTTTGAAGAGTTGAGAATTAAGAAATATGATCCAGGCTCAGATGATCAATTTGGATTACACACAGATGTTCAAGATCATCAGAGTGCTAAGAGATACATGTCTTTTCTTTACTATCTTAATGATGATTTCAAAGGAGGAGAGACGGACTTTCCTTACAATGAATTGACAGTTAAGCCAGAAACTGGTAAAGTATTAGTATTCCCACCCACATGGCAGTATCCTCATAGAGGGTTGCCTGTTAAGAGTGGAGAACCAAAGTATATTATGAGCACCTATCTGCACTATCAATGATAGAAACAATTGAAAATACGATAATTAAGAATCTCATCTGTAATGAAGATTATACTAGGAAAGTTTTACCTTTTTTAAAACCAGATTATTTTGATAACACTCATGAGAAAATTCTATTTGAGGAGTGTGCCAAGTTTATAGTTCAATATGATAAGTGTCCTACATCAGAGATCTTATCTATTGANTGTGAAAAGAGAAAGGATATTAATGATGATACTTATAAACAGATTCTTACATATCTAAAGGATACTGAGACTTTAGAAAACTCTGTAGAAGATTGGCTTATAGATACTACAGAGAGATGGTGTAAAGAAAGAGCAATCTATCTTGCACTGGTTGAGAGTATCTCTATTGCAGATGGACATGACATCAAGAAAGGTGTTGATGCCATCCCTGCCATCTTATCTGATGCACTCGCTGTTGGATTTGATAACCATGTTGGACACGATTACTTAGAAGACTATAGTGAAAGATTTGACTTCTATCACAGAAAGGAAGATCGAATTCAATTCGACCTCGATTTTTTCAATAAGATTACGAAGGGCGGCCTTCCAAACAAAACACTTAATATTGCTCTCGCTGGCACTGGTGTTGGTAAATCTTTGTTTATGTGTCATGTCGCAAGTAGTGTTCTACTCGAAGGCAAGAACGTATTATACATCACGCTTGAAATGGCTGAGGAAAAGATTGCAGAAAGAATTGATGCTAATCTTCTAAATATTCCTGTTCAACAGTTGACGGATATACCTCGTCAGATGTTTGAGACTAAAGTTACTAAGTTGTCAGAGAAGACTCAAGGTAATCTCATCATCAAAGAATATCCCACTGCAGCTGCACACTCAGGACACTTCAAGGGTTTATTGAATGAACTTGCATTGAAGAAATCATTCAAACCAGATATTATATTCATAGATTATCTAAACATATGTGCTTCATCACGTTACAGGGCTGGATCAAATGTTAACTCGTATTCCTATATTAAGGCGATTGCTGAAGAGCTCCGTGGTCTTGCAGTGGAAACTAATGTACCTATCGTCTCCGCCACTCAGACGACTCGTTCTGGTTTTAGTAGTAGTGATGTTGACCTTACTGATACGTCAGAATCCTTTGGTCTCCCTGCCACTGCTGATCTTATGTTCGCTCTTATTAGTACGGAGGAACTTGAGGAGGTAAATCAGATCATGGTCAAGCAACTCAAGAATAGATATAATGATCCAACCATGAACAAGAGATTTGTAATTGGTATTGACCGTGCAAAGATGAAACTATATGATGTAGAACAGAGTGCTCAACAAGATATCATTGACAGTGGACAAAATATAGAGTATAATACTGAGGAAGAAACTAAAAAAATTAAAGACAAGTTTGCTACTTTGAAATTCTAATGACTATTGATTTTAAAAGGTACGAGACATTCGTAGATGCCGTAACCTCTGACGCTTCAAAAGACTTTGTTAATCTTGCTGACCGTATGGTTGAGTTAGATGGACAGGGTGCTAATATAGAAAGACTTCTTACCAGTGCAGTTGGTATGTCTGCTGAAGCTGGTGAGTTCACCGAGATTGTAAAGAAGATGGTATTTCAAGGTAAGCCATGGAACGGGGCAAACAAACATCATCTGATTACAGAACTAGGTGATATCATGTGGTATGTTGCAAATGCCTGTATGGCACTAGACGTATCATTTGATGATGTGATTGCAACTAATGTTAAAAAATTAGAGAAGAGATATCCTGGCGGTAGTTTTGACGTATTTTATTCGGAGAACAGACAAGAAGGCGATCTCTAAATATTTAAAAACGACATGGCTAGATCTGCTGAAGAAGTATTAGAACTAAATCAGATACTACAGGAGATTAATATTCCTGATAGAGATGTATCTGTAAAGGGTGCAACCTCTAAGCAAGTAACTTATGTTGTAAAGTCTGACGATAGAGATGGAACAAAATCAGACGTAGAACGCCTGATATCAAAACTAGGAAGAGTATATCAAGAACAAAGATCTGTAAGTTCTATACCTGTGTCCTGTGTAAGGATGGGTGATGGAACTGTTTTGACATTTATATACAAACCTAGAACAGGTGGTATGTCAATGACAACATTGAATTCTTCTATTACAGAATTGTTTCCG